CTAGTATGTCCTATAAAAGATGGAAATATTATCACATCTCCTTCGTCCACTGTTGGAGTTACAGAATCTATATTACCATCATAAGGAGTTCCAAAAGGGCTATAAAAACTAGTACCCCCACTAGGAGGAACATCAATATACAGAATAGCACTATAGCCTAGAGCTCCATGATTATGATAAGGATGAGATCCTCCATAGGCATAGTGTTGAAACCACATCTCACTAATTATAAGTTTTTCTAACCCTACCTGTTCTTTCCATTCAAATAGTTCTTTTTCTATAGTTTGAAACACAAATTTTGTGTATTGCTTTTTACTAAGGTTTTCCCAAAAGTCTGTAGCTATACCTGTATTTTCATCTACACCTATTGCAGGTAGTAACGTAAGCAATTCTTCTTTTTTATTTTTCCAATCAGAAACTCTAAATCTCCAATAAGGAACTCTAAATAAGTCTCTTTGTTGTATCATATATCGCCTATCATTGGAAAAATTTCTGCAATTACTTTTGCACAAGCGTGTGCAATTTCCATGTGTTCTAATTGTGTTCCATTAGCTCCACGTAGATCGATATAGTGAATCCATGAACGTAAAGTACCGTTCATATATAAACGTGTTTTAGTCAATCCTTCTGGTAACACAACACGAGCCTGTTCTTTAGCAATACCGTTTTCTATAGCCCAATTGTATGCGTTACTAGCTGCTAGAATAACTTGATCTTGTTTAGACAACCATTGTTGTTGTAAAGCAGCTTGTTCTTTGCTTTCTAACTCACTGTCTTCTAAAGAGATACTATTTTGTCTATTCTTTTTATCTTGTAATCTCGCATCTCTACGAGTAAAAATTTCTCCTAAACTTTTAGGATTAGCGTAACGCTGACTAAACTCTTGAAATGAAAAAGAACGATGACGCACAATTTGATGTGCGATATCACGAGTAGTTTCAATTTCTAAACACACATTTACCATCTCAAAAGGAGACCAATGTTTATGTTGCATTAAATAGTATAGTAGCTTTTCAGAAGTTTCTTCATTGATTTGATTTCCTGGATTAGAAACTCTTGCACAATAGGCAACTAGTCCTTTTATATCTCTTACACTACTGTTAGTATCAAATAGTTCTTTAGATACTGTACTATAAGAAACTAATTTAACTTTCGTATCCATTATTTTCCTCTATTTTTTCTGCTCTAATTTTTTCATACTCTTTAAAATCAGATTCCAAAACATCATGATTATGCAAAGCCAAAAGCCCGTAGTGTATAATTTTTAATAAGTCTTGACGATTTTTACCTGATTTTTTACCGTATCTTTGGGAGTATTTCATTATATTACCTATAGCGAAACCCTCACCTTGTCCAGAGTCGATAATAAACTCTGTGGCTTGAAACTTATTCAAAGAGTAATGCTGAGTATAAGTTTTATCTATATACTCAGCAATCTCCTGTAGTAGAGCAGGCTCGTTGTATTTATAGTCTATGCTCATGCAGTTCTCATTTTAATTTGAGCAGGACGTGGAAATCCCCACACATCATTAGTTTTTACTCTAATAAAGCGTTTATTTGTTTCTTCTTTATTAGGATTTTCTACGGTAATCCAAGGGTTTTCACCTTTAGCCCAATGTTTAGTAATATTTGCTGTTTTCCAATCAGCAGAACGTTCACGCCTACACATCTTAAGAATTTTCTTAGATACGCTAGAGCGCTCACCTTTAGATACATAATGTTTTCCAGATGACTTTTTTGCCATAACAATCTCCTCTTGATTTTCTATATTCTAACAAATATAGAACTAACAAGCAAGATGATTGTTACTTTTATTGAATACTGATTGGTAGGGAATTTCATAAAGCTCATTACTTTGATCAAATGCGTTTATACATTTTTCACAATGTAAAAGAGAAGTGGGAAAAAATGTCCCACTTCCTATAATAGTGTTTTGCTTTGTTTCACAATACGGACACTTAACTGTTGCTACGTAATACATGCTCTATTTTGTTTTTATACTTTGTCATGCTATGGTCATATATGCCATCAAAAAGTTGAAACTTTTTTAACGCCGTGCTACGGCCTCTCCACCCGTCTTTAAACTTTTGCCAGGCGGTTGGTTTTCTTATATTTCCATAGTGGTTAATATAACATAGATTACCATAATGTTTGTATCCTAGCAAGCAAAAAGGTACTTTGGGAACAAGATCGTTATTATTGACAAACCTATAGTGTGTAAAGGTTTGCTGCTTGCACCAAACTCTATTTCCAACTCTAGGAGAGCCGAAACTATACACAGTACAGTCTTTAATTCTAGAACCAGCTAGAGTAGCTAAAGCTCCTCCTAAAGAATGTCCACATACTATAATAGGGTTATTCTTGCTGGACTCTATCCATTTTACAATGTTTGCCCATACATCGTCTAAAGACTCTTTAAAACCAAAATGAACTCTTCCAGTAGTATCTGATTTAGTTTTCCACCCTCTTAAATCAGCCTGTATGTCTTTAAATTTATTTGGTTCTGTTCCTCTAAAAACAATATAGTTATAACCGTTTAAAACGAAGCAAGCTGCTTCAGTTCCATCATGTTTAAAAAATTCAAAATCACCTATGCCTCCTAATTGAGAAATTTTAGATAACATCTCTTCTTTTGGAGAATATACATAAGCAGCAGCCGCTGCACAAATAGCAGCTTGGTTCAAAGTTGTCGCATCCATGTCAGCACCTATTTCTTTTTAAGCGCATCAGCACCAAAAAAAGCAGATACTAATACTGCAATAGATGCAAAATATGTTGGAGCGATATCAGCAATTAAATTTGCTGCAGTATCAAGGCCTAGTAAAGATGTTAAAGCAATACCGATTGGATATACTAATAGACCAAAAAGAGAAAACCAGGCCATTTTACGAATAGCATCTCTTTGAGCGTCATTATCTTCTAGTTCTTTACGTTTAAACTCTAGATACATCTTATGTTCTTCTGGAGTTACTACGCCGTCGCCATCACTATCAGCCGGGTGATACCCAGCTTTCTGAATTTCTTCCGTCATTTTTCATCCTTTCATTCTTTTAAGAATCTTGGTAATTATTATTCTTATCTTGAGGGTTTTGTTGTTGTTGTATTCTAATAGTATCTTCAAGTAGTACTATTCTATTTTCAAGTTCATCAATTTTCTTTGTGACATATGGATACTTCTTTCTCCATGCATCGGTCGGTTGTTCAAACCATGTCCAACCGTATTTAGCAACAAGATAATCGAGGAACTGATCTAATTTAGCATAGCACCATAGACCAGCTCTCGTATCTTTAAAATATGCTAGGAAGGCTGCGCCAAGAAGTGAGCCTCCTATAGCTGTATATATCCATAGCGTATCTTCAAACATTCTCGCGATCATATGTTTTTCCTAATCCATCTAAATGCTGCATAGGCAACAAGTAAAACTACGATTGTTCCAATGCCATCGAACCAAGATGTTTCATTCATGGCATGAATAAGATCTGATGTAAACCAATCCATTATTCACACCATCCTTCTTTTGTACCCCCGTCATAAGGGCGAGCTAATCCAGCATTAATTATCTCATCTTTATAAAGTTTACCATCGAGATAAACATCAACTAATACACGTCCTCCATATTTATCCCATTTTAGATTAGCAAATTCAATTTTCTCTGCTTCTCTAAATAGTTTATTAGCTAGTTCTCTGGCTTTTAAAGCTAGCTTCTTTTCTTCATCACACTCAGCACGAATTTCAGGAGTATCAATTCCTAAAATTCTGACGCTCATTTTTTGAAGAGGTTCTGGAAGTGAGGGGGCAGTTACATAACAAGTATCTCCATCATAACAAAGATTGTTTCTGTATTCTCTCATTTGTAAAAAATCATCTGCTACAGCCTGTGATACTACAAACAACATTGCAAACATAATTAAATAATATTTCATTTCTTTTCCTCTTCCTTTTCTGCTGTTACAGCCTCTTCATAGTAAACTATAATTTCAATTTGTTGATTAATATATCTTTTTAACTCTGCAACGTTTAATGCTAGATTTTCATAATCACGCATACTCAAAGCAACAAAAGCAATAGTTCCATATTGCTCTTCATACTCTTTTAAGAATACATCTAGTGTGTCTTTAGTAACTACTCGAACTCGGGTATCAGTTAGTTGTAGTGGTTTCGGTCTCGACACTTTCGGTATCTGAACTTGCTCCACTTTCGTTACTACTTTGATTTCCGGTTCCGGTGTCCTCCCTACGCAACCACTCAGGAAGATCATACTCGTTAATATTACCAGTGTCGTCCATAAAGCTACGCCAAAGTTTTGCTGTTGCACCATTCATCTTTCCTTCTAATTCTGCAGCGTCTTTTAAAGCGTCTTGAACTAGGTTCATTCTGCTTAGTTTACCACGAAGTTCATCGCCATAAGCTTCAGCTTTTTGTAAATCTGCTGCTAATTGAGTATTTAACTCTTGCATCTTTGCTGCATTTTGTTGTAAAGAGGCAATACTTGCTTCAGCAGTTTCAACTGCTCCTTCAAGTTTTGCATTATTTTCTCTTAAAGTTGCTATAGTAGCTTGGGTAGTATCATAATAATACTTAGCTGCATATCCAACACCACCCAAAGCCATAATTATAACAACTAGAATATATATTCTAATCATTGCCTACCTTTACCGGTTAAATATTGAGGGTTATTATCTATATTAAACCATTTTTTTAAAAATCTGTCAAATAGTTCTTCTAACCAACTCATCAGATTGCTCTCATACGCGCTACTAGTCTTTCTGCACGATTAGTTACTTGTTTGTACCAACGAGAATCAACCATTTCATCTGCTGCACGATTCCAATCACGTGCATCAACACCTGCTTTCATGCCTTTAAATTTTGAGAGACGTGGATAACCGAGGTTAAACATCATATTTGCTATGATTCTTTGAGCTTCTTCTGGCAAATCGGCAAACTCTGGGTAAAGCTTGTCGCAGTCAGACAAGACTGTTTGGATATCCTGTTCGAAGGCTTCATTGCATCTAGACTCATCAACGGGCGTTCCGACTTCCCAACCGTGTTCGGGGTCATCATCGCGAACAAGATGACCAATGCCAAAAGTAGGCAAACCAAGGTGGTCCAAATAAATTTCATGTACCACACCTTCATCATGTGCTATTTCCTCTCTCAATTTTTCTAGGTTCATTTTTAATCCTTTCTTCAAGTTGTTTTTTCTGTTTTTGCCACCATTGAGCTCTAGCATCTATTTCTTTCATTTCACAGATGCCACATTGTTTATCAGGAAGGCAATCTGAGCAACTATAATGCATTAAAAGTTACTCATATTAAAAGACTCTGATCCAATAGTTTTTTCCATATAACAATTGTGATCTGGTTTATCTTTCATTTGAGCTACCCAGTTTAGCTCTTGAATACAGCGATTATACCACTGTTTATCGTGAGGGTCATGGGCTTTGTTCATATCTTCTTGTAGTTGTTGAATTCTAGTTTGAATATAGCGATCTTGTTTAGTCATCTACACCTCCACTATGATCTATCAGGCTCCACATCAGATGGTAGTCCATTATAAGGGTCTTCATGAGTTTTACCACAATCACAAACATCACAACCGCAATCACAAGAATCCCAGTTACAATGACAATCGTGTCCACATTTTTTACATTTCATTTTATGTTCCTATTTTAGATATATCTAGTTGATCTATTTGTTGTTGAGTAAGACACAACAGTGTATGTCCTTTTTGGTTTGGTTCTAATAATAAAATGTCTTGTTTTACACTTGGTTCATTAATATAATAATTCATACAGTTTTCTTTAGTAGAAAAAGAAGGAGATGTCATTTTATGAATATTTATCTCTTCTGTATTATTAAAATAAACTAATGCAATGATAAACCACTTCATACTATGTTTGAGCTCCTACTGATCCCATTATCCCTACAGAAACAGTAAGTTCTCCGACATCTTGATAATTACCATCCGTACTAAAAGAATATTTTTCCATTACATCCGCAAAACCACCTCCGATAGCATATCCAAAAGTAGTAGAAGAAAGTCCTTGTGCCCCGTCTCTATTTGATGATAGGTCTCCTACATCAGTACCTGTTATCGAACTACCAAACGCAAATTTCTGAATTACGTTCCATGCTAGACCACCACTACTTACACCGCCGGCTCCATATCCGTGAGTAGTGCTAGAAGCTCCAGCAAATCCTCTGCCTGTGAAGGCAATCTCTCCTACATCGGTACTAGAGGTGTCGGTACTAAAAGGAAACTTATCAATAACATCTGTATAAGCAGGCCAGCCTCCAGAAGCATAACCATCTGTGGAAGAAGATTGACCTGACCTATACTGATTATTAGTTATTGAAAGTTCTCCTATGTCTGAAGCAGGAGAATCAGTACTAAAAGGAAATTTTTGCATTACATCAGCAATACTGTTTGATAAGTAGCCTCCTGTAGTATATCCATTTGTTGATGATGATTGAGAAGCAGTATATGCTAAAGTGCCTGTCAGTTCTCCAACGTCTGTTGCATTTGTTTCCGAAGAAAAAGGAGTTTTCTGAATAATATCGTATCTAGTAGGAGAATTTAATTCTCCTCCCATAGCATAAGCATCTGTAGAAGATTGAGCACCCGCAATAGAATAAGATGGATTAATCAAAGTTGAACTAGTAGAAGAAGGAGAATCTGCTGTAAAATCAATTTTGTGAATAGAGTTATAAGTATAAGCCCCACCAAAGGCATAACCAAATGAAGAACCTTGAAATGAATAAGTAGGGGGCGATGTGTAAACACCAGTAATCCACTCAAATGACGCATTGTTTGCTACCCATATCAGGTTGGATCCAGGCTTGGCGCCCGTAGTATCTAATGCATTTATACTAACTAGTTTAATAGACATCTATACTCCTTAAGGGTAAGTATTTCCCCATTTAATTCCGACTCCTCCAACTTGTCCATTGCCACCGCTTGTAGCAAGGTTTTTAGCATATCCGCCAGGATAAGTACCGAATGAAGGACGGCCAATATACAACATTCCTGATCCGGCTCCTCCGCCTCCGCCACCATGAAATGGTCCTGGAGGTGATCCATCTCCGCCAACTGATGATCCGTGTGATAGCGTATAAGGAGGAGCTCCTCCTGCTCCGCTAGGGCCTTTACCTGTTAATCCTACTCCGCCACCTGCTCCTCCTGTAAGGACATAGGCTGGAAAAAATGGAGAAGTTGTGTTAAAGAAATAAGAGCGAGATGCTTGACCTCCACCACCACCACCAGCAGGTGCGGGGCTTCCACTACCATTACCCGTATCAACAAAAGGATAATAACTGCCTAAGCTTCCTCCTCCGCCACCAACACCTTCATATCCAGCAGCTCCCCCACCGCCTCCGCTAGAGATTGAGGGATTTATGTTAAAGCTACCTGATTCAGCATTACCATCATCTGACCAACTTCTTCCTCCAACTCCACCTCTGTATTCTCCTGTTGTTCCTGTAATTGTTGGATCAAAAACAAAAGGGGTACTATTAGCTGGGTTTGAGCCTGCCGATCCAGTGCTGTATCGAGGTACAAGAGTTGATAACCCTCCAACTCCTCCGCCTGCAGAAACTAATGTAGTTCCTCCTCTAGCTATATAGGATGCTCCACCATTACCTCCTGCATTTCCTGCTGAGCCATAAACAACACTCCCGCCATTGCCTGCAGCGCCTACAACAACAGTTAAACTTTCTCCTGGAGTAACAGGAATCGAATTAGCCCAAGCTAAGTCTCCGCCATTTCCGCCCTTGCCTTGATAATGACTAGGAGAATACATAAGATTAATTTCTGGAGTAAATGGAGAGTTAGCCGGTGCTCGTGGAAAACCACTGTATGGAGAGCGAGCAGCTCCTCCACCACCTCCGCCTCCGCCTACTACTACAGCACTAATACTTTCAACACCTTCGGGGACAACAAAAGTATGGCTTCCAGCAGTAGTAAAATAATTAGATCCTACAGGATCTTGGCTGCTATCTAATATAGTAATAGAAGTATTCACACGTGGATAACTATCTAAAGTAATGGTTAAGGTTTCTGTTCCTTCTGTAGTTAAATCTTCTGACGTATTTAAAACAATAGATTCAGCGTTTCCTGTATAAAAAGCTCCTATTAAAGGAGCTGAATTAATATCAGCAGAAGAAACTCCTGTAATTGTATAAGCAAAAGATTCTCCATCAGGAGCTCTATTACCATGCTCAAGAGTTATATTAATTGATTGGCCTTCATTTACAGAAGTTACATTACTAGAAAGAGAGACAGCATAGGCCCCTGTAGATACCCATTCAAGAGCATTATTAGAGCCTACATAGACTAATTCCGCCTCTACTATAGAAGTAGGAGGGCCAGATAACTGAGAAATATCAAATCTTCTCAAACTCATTATTTTCTCCTATTAATGCCTCTAGTATATTTTTGAGACTTTGGAGGTGATTTTTTTGAACCACTTGGTCCTGCCCAATATACCTTATCTGCCCAATAAGCTGCACTCATTTTGCCTTTTGCAATATTACGTGCATGACGAGCTTTAAAAGAGCGTCTTGCTTCTGGTGAATAGTTATGACCCATTGAAGAGTCACCGAAATGGATTAGTTTAATTTTCTCGCCTTCTTTAGCAAGCACCATTCCTTTTTTGCCTGTTCGATCACTTCTACGTGGTTTGTTAAAACCAGCAAAAGTACGACCTGCATACTTAATCTTGCCTGAAGGGGTTCTTTCATATTTTGCCATTTTTCTATCCTTTGTTGTTAAACTTGAGCACCTGTTGCTACATTAAAAATTCGAGCTCCAATTTCTCCTACATCTGTTGCTGGAGCATCAGCACTAAAAGGAAAACTTTGAATTGAGTTTACTGAATTAGTATTAACAGCAGGTGAATATGATCCTCCTAATGAGTAACCGCTACTAGTAGAACTAGAAGGAGCATTGTAGTATACTCCTTGAACTAGCTCTCCTACATCAGAGCCGTTTGAATCGTTAGAAAATAAAAATTTATGTATAGTATTAGTAGCTGCAGGAAAAGGAGATCCTCCCGCATAGTATCCTGCTAATGCTGAGGATACAGAAGTTCCACGATCTGTCTGAGGGTACGAAACAAAAGAAGATGTTTGGGTTGTTTCTGTAGCGTAAGAAAATTTTATCACAGCTGTAGCTGGAGGTCCTATAGGAGTAAGAGCATTAAATAAAAATGCTTCCGTAGGCGTTCCTGTAGCAGCATAGTAACCTGCATTAGCTAATTCTCCTACATCAGTTGCCGGAGTAGTAGAAGAAGCAAAAGGAAATTTTGAAATAGTATCTAAATTTCCTACTGGATACGGAGTGGTATAAACTGGAACGTCGTTTTGTCCTCCGTATCCTCCATAAACATAACCAGTATCGGAAGACGAGGACCCTGCTTTATTATATCCTGTATACTGTGTCCAAATAGTAGCTAGAGCATAGGTATCAGAAGCATAACTAATAGACCAAGAAGCTCCTCGAATATTAAAAGGTTGAGGTTGTGGATATATTGGATGACCTATTTCATAAGCATAGTCCGTTCCTGATACTCCTATTGAAGCACCTGCGGTTCTTGATTCAGGACCTAGTAATGGAGTATCTCCAATATTAGTCTGCGTAGCTTCATTTGCAAAAGAAAATTTAATAGCATCTGACGGTAAATAGGGAGAAGTTGGTCGATATGTTCCTCCTATTTTATAACCATAAGTTTCTCCTTGCATAGTAGGAACAGGAGCTTTAAATATAGAATCAGTTGAAGAAATTGCTTCAAAACCGTTAGCAGTGTGTGCTACTCTATAACCATCTTGAACGTTGGCAGGAACTTGAATATATGCAAGAGGTATTTTTTTGGTCATCTAGCTCCTTTAAGCTGGGACAGATATTGTTCCTGCCATGCTGCTGTGGTATTGACAGTTATAGTAATAAGTTCCTGTTGAGGGTACAGTCCAATCTACGTTGCCAACTTCTTGTCCGTTAGTTCCATTAGTGCCTGTTGCTTGATTTCCAGTTCCTGTACTATTAACCGTTTTTACATAGAAAGGGTGTCCTGATGCGTTAACTGCAAATCTAACTTTGTCTCCAGCATAAAATGTTAATGTTGGATTACTAGTTGATGAATTAACTGTGCCATTTCTATCACTGCCTGAAAAATTATATGCGCTAGCAAAGTCGTTTGTAACAGATAGAGTATAATCAGGGCTGAATGTAGTAGAAGTAGAAGTATCTGCAATAGATACACTATTACTCAATCCGCCTGTTAATGCTCCTACACTATCATAAGTATCTAAAGTAAGAGTTAGAGTTTCTGGTCCCTCAGTGGCGGCATCTGATGCAAGAGTAAATGTAACCTGTCCTTGATCAGAAGTTAATGTAATCGATCCTGAAATGCTTCCCGCGCTTAAATCTGCAGAGTCAATCCCAGTTACACTATAACCTACTGTGGTGCCATTTACTGAATTAGCTGTATTAACAGTAAAAGTAACTGACTGACCTTCGTCTATCGAAGCTGCACTAGTTGTAAGTGTGTTATACCTAATTCCTGTATCTACATAGTCAAATATAGAATCAGTTGGAGAAATAAATTCAATTTTATTATTAGCCTGTACATAAACAGCTTTATAACCGTCTTGTGCAGCTACAAAACTACTAACATCTATTTGTGAAATATCTAATTTTGTAGTGCTCATACTGCAAAGCTTTCTCCACATCCACACTGTGCTGTTGCATTTGGATTTACTACTTTTAAGTAAGAGCCTCCTAGCTCTTTTACATAATCAATAGTACATCCTGCTACAAACATTTCAGCCATAGAATCTAAGACTAAAACATCTTCAATAACTGATCCTAGCGTAGTATCTTCTGTAAAATCCCATTTATATTGAAACCCAGAGCAACCACCTCCTGTTACAGAAAGGTAAACATATTTTTTATTGTGCATACTAATCATCTCTGATAAGTAATTTTTAGCACTTTCAGAGACGTTAATGATAGATAAAATTTTATGTTTTTGCAAGTGTTCTACTACACTCATCCATATCTTCCTTTTTCTTGATATTGATCGTATAGTTTTTTAACTAAGTTCCATTTATTTGTAGTAAGTTTGCCGTATCTCATTTGATCAGAAATCAAACTGCGAATTAATCGAGCATCTGCATCTGTCAAATTCGGACGACTCATAAAATAAGTTTCAAGTTTTCTATCTATATAATTTTTACCTTTTTTCCACATTTTTGTCAACCTTTATTTTTTTGCATTTTATGAAATTGTAGTATTCGACTTCTTAAATCAGAAAAGTGATGAACAGCACTAGCTTCAAATATTTGGGGTTCTCCATTTTCTACTGTAATCACAATAGCTAAATGACGAATATCTGTTCCATACATTTCATTATGAGCAAAAGCATATGCTGTGCCTTGTAAAAAATAGTCTTTAATTTGTTTCACATATTTCTTGCGGCGCGAAGTTTTAAAATCAATAATAGCAGGTTTACCTTTCCAAATACCTATCATATCAGAACGTCCTGCATATTTTAATTTCTTACTCCAAAGAACTGCTTCTTGTCCCCAAATTTCTTCTATACCAGTTGAAACAGCTTTTATGAGATTGCGGGTCATCTGAGCTGTTACAAGTTCTTGTTTAGCAAGCTCCTCTGTAACATCTTCCCCATTAAAATAGTGTTCAGCTATCTCGTGAACAATAGTACCACGATCAGTTGCTTCCTTTGATACTCTACGAGCCTCTTCTTCTCCTACTTTATCTATCCAAGCCTGTAACCAGGTTTTATCAGCTGTTTTGCCTAATAGTGTAGTTATGCTAGCATAGTCTCCGTCTGGGGTAAAATAAGTTCTACCTGTTTCAAGAGTTTCTGCTTTAATAGTAGTTTTATAGTCGTATTTATTTAAATTTTCTAACATAGTTTAATTATATATTAATTTAGTTTTTTTGGCAAGCAATTTATGAAAGAAAGGGCGCCTTTATAGACGCCCCGATAATTGTTCATTTTCTTCTTCAGTGTATGGCCACATTATTTTTCTTCTCCACACATTAAGTATTTTGCTTCTTCATAGTATCCCATTTGTGCTAATGCACTTGCTGCTCTTGCACGACCGATACTCTCTGTAATACTCATTAGTTTATTTCCAAACGAAACTACTGCTTCGCAAAATACACAATATGTTGCTGTAATTGTTGTCATAGCCAAATTCCTTTTCTCTGAAGTTCTTTCATTCTATTTTCTAGATCTACATGATCTGTTGCTTTTGCTAGATATTTTGTTGCAGGATCAATCCAAAGATTGTTCCACCATTTTTTAATATTTTTCATTAAAAATTAACTCCTCTTATAGGCGGTTTTCCTTGTTTTAACATAAACTGATACGCCCACTCCCAGTCTTTGCCATATTCTACTTGAGCCCAACGCTCAATACTGTTTTCATAATTAGGTCTAATAAACATTCTTTCAAATAATTTTTTCATTTTTGCCTCACAAATAAAATGCACACACGCAAAAAGGCTCTGCGACAAATTGTCACAGTGCCTAACTTAGTTTATAGATTTGCTTGAGGAAAGCAATACCCTGTGTCTATCCACAGCGCCACCGCTTTTGAGGCATGGGTTATGCCGAGAATGAATTAGTCAAATAAATGAACTAATTCTAATACCGCTTGATTTTTTTCTTCAAGTTCTTCTTTATTTCTTTTATGAATTGCTGAAGCTGCTGCTCTTACAACAGACGGAGCCAATCCATAATCAGCTTTGAGTTTTTTAACAATCTCATTGACTGTTTCTCTTGCTGCTTCGATTTCGTACATTACATCAACAATAGAGTTGATAGCTGCTTTTACTTCTTCTTTATCAATTTGTACTATTGATTCTGACATCGGTTCCCCCTACTACTTTAAATCCTTGTCTTACTATTTCTGGTTTTCTTCTAATGATTCTTTCTTCTTCTAAATCTTGCATTATCAATTCAAATAAGTCTTCTACAGATTCTTTTGTGTGATAAACAGTATTATTAGAAGAAACGCGCTTAAGCTCTGCTAAAGGTTCTAATGATCCTTGTAGTGCTTTTTTCAATACTGTATTTGCTACAATTAAGTTTGCTGAACCGATATACTTAAGATCATAATCATCTTCTTCTATTTCTAACTCTTCTTGGTCTTCTTCTTCATAAATAGATAAGTCTCTATTATTAACTAGTTCCCAAGTATCTGCTTGAAATAATACCCCA